GACTTGGACAACCAAGAACTCAGTAAAGGAGAAGACAATGAAGCATGAGATGTATAGAGATTATGAACAAGGTATGGACATACCATGCATAGCATCACGATATAACTTAACCTGCTCAGAAGCTAGGGAGCTACTAGGAGTAGAAGAAGATGATGAGGAGAATGAAGATGACTAAAGAAAATATATTAACACCAAAAGAGATTGAACATTGGTTAGGTCATAGGTTTATGAATGGTGATAGTTCTGATTGTCAAGAGTGGTTGCCAGATTTGATAGGCAGACTTACTAATAAGGAACTTACTGTAAAAGAAATAGTAAAAGAAATACAAGGAATGTATAAAGACTATATGTTAGATAAGGAGAATGTATAATGACGTGGTCTAAAACTTTTGAACAGATGGGAGTACAGTTATGCAATGTATGTGGAGAGGACACTAGCTTTACTTCTTTCAATGGTAAGTTTGTTAATCGTATACCTGCTGATGATGGTTGGCTATGTCCTGACTGTCTTAATGATATAGAAAAAGAGGAGAATGATAATGATAAGTGATGCAATAACAACTGTAGGTTTTGCTTTACAATCTTATGTTAATACTTGTATCCAGGAGGATACTGAAGAGAACAGAGCAGAACGTGTGGAACTAACACTAGCATGGTCAATAATAAAAAGTCATTTGGATATGTCTGGTGTTGACATGCCTAAAGAAAACTTACAGCCACAGAGAGGACATTGATATGATACCAATAAAAACTAAGACACCACTACATACAGTAGACTGGTACATCAAGTGGGTATCTAGTGTAGTGCTACTTATAGGTATGCTATTAACTGCTAACCAAGTACACCCACTAAACCTTTGTGTTACCTTATCAGGCTGCACAGGGTGGTTGATAGTAGCTATCTTATGGAATGATAGGTCTCTTATCTTTACTAATACAGTAGCAATAACAATATTAAGTAATGGATTAATTAAGTGGTTCACATGAGTGTTATAACAGGTGAATCATATTGGGCTAGATTAGGGGATATAGATGAAACAATAACTACAACTTGGCCTTACGAAGGATGGTCTATAGATGTGTGCAATCTTGACGAAAAGAATATTATTAAAGCTCAGAAAGATGGATTAAATATTAAAAATAAGGGTGATGCTAGAGGTAACTTTGTTACTATAAGAAGAAAAATTTATAGTAAAGATGGGAGTAGACATGAACAGCCTTTAATTAATGATTCTTTTGGTAAACCTTTAAAGCCTACAATCCTGATAGGGAATGGTTCATTAGTTAATGTAAGGTATACTACGTATCATTGGGAGCTTAAAGGGTTAGGTCATAAAGGAACTTCAGCATTTTTATGTTCAGTTGTAGTAAAAAAATTAGTAGCCTATCCTGGTGAACAAACTATTGTATCAGTAGAAGAAGTAAGTGATGAGGGTAAAAAACAACACATAAAAAAGGAGAAAGAAATGAGTAACAAGGTAGAGGACATTCCAATATTAGAAGAAGAAAATAATTTTCAAATAAAGAAAGGTGCATTTGGTTATATCTATTGTATAACAAATGACTCTTGGAAAAATTGGGTTAAAGTAGGTATGACTACTGGCCTTAAAGCAAGAATGTCAGGTTTTAATTCTTGTAATCCTACTGAATGTTCAGTTGTAGATTATCACTTAACAGATAAGTTGCACTTTAATGAGCATGAAGTACATAAACATTTTAATAAGTTTGTTAAGAAGAAAAAAAGAAAAGAAAAAGTTACTGCTTCTAATACAACTTCATTAGAATGGCATAATGTTTCTGTTGCAGAAGCAAGAGAATTGTTTACAAGTTCTATTCAAATAATTAAAGATAAACATTTAGAAGAACAACTTAAATCTAATTCAAATTGCATTTGACATATATAATAATGTAGTATAAAATAATAACATGAATAAAAATTATGTAATAGCTTTTGTTTCTAAAGATAAAGATATCATACTAGAACCTTTAGTAAAGTTTGATGGAGATACTCTGTATTTTAAAACTGAGTATGCTGCAATAGAATATATCAGTAGGCTTTACATTAATGCTGATCTTGATGGGGTAGAACCTATGTCAGAAGATGATGGCTTAACAGTAATAAGAGTACAGTAAGGAGAAAGTATGGCACAAACAGAGATAGATGTGTTACGTAGAAATGTAAAAGAATTACAGATGCAATTACGTGATGCTCATATACGTATTAAACATCTA